TTTCGCTATTCTTTAGCCATAAGAATGCTCTAGTAAATCTAGTATCGCTTAAAAAGCTACCTTGAAATGTTACTCCTAGACTCGAGGCAATCGCATCAAATAACTTACTAACTCTAATAGCAGGGAATAAATCATTATAATAAATAGGATGAGAATTTTGAGCAATGTTATAAGCTCCACTTCCATACTCCCAAACGTTTTTAGAAGATATTAAAGGAAACATTACATTGTTACCAGCACCTCCGATAACTCGGTTTTTAACTACAGTTCCGGTATAGCTAAAATTATATGCACTAAGATTTAAGTCTTTTAGGAACTTACCTGCAAACGTATCCTTTAACGAAACTAAAGAACCAAAGAAAGTAATTTGGTAGTTATCTATTACCCCATTCTTATAGCTAGCTTTCTCTAGTTGAATCTTACCTTTTCTAAATGGCGAATAGTCTAGCTCTATGTACGCATCTTTTCTTGTACGTGCATCAAATCCATTATCGATAGCATTCTCATACCAATGTTTAAATATCTTGTTATTATAAGGAGTAGCCGGAACCGTGAACGATTGGCTAAAGTCGGTAAAAACTTTAGATATGTCATTTACGTTTTGAATGTTACTCGTTACGCTTATGCGTTCGTCATCGAAAAGCTCTATACGTTGTGGCTCTCCGGTAACATCGTCATAAATATAAAGTAAGACGTTTATCATTAGACTACGTTGTTAATAAGATTAAATCCGTAAGTAAACTCTATTTCGTAATTGATATTTCTATCTTTTAACGAGGTCTTTAAATCGGTAGCGGTAGTCTTAACTTCTACCGGCACTCCATCTAAAAGAATCGTCTCGGATAGAAGTAAGTCTTGAATAAGCTCCGAGTAATTCTCTGGAACCCACCCCGTATTTAAACGGATATTTTTTGAGCCATTAATATTGAAGCTCTTTGTTTGTGCTCTTGAAGTATTATAATCTACTGCATCTGGAAGCAAGTTATATGTAGTCCCTTGCGTTTGAATGTTAGTTGTTTGTGCCTTATAAAACGTTAGAAATTGCCATCCTCCAAAACGATTGATATACTGGCATTGAATAGGGTTCCATTTAGGCTCGCAAATAGGCATTATTGTAAATATCCTAGAAGCGTCTACATATTCTCCAGTAGGTCTGTATTTTATTTCTACCGTATTGCCTTTGTCGAATTTTATAAAATCCGTTCTAAAAGGAATTTTTAACATTGTTTTGCCTAAATCCTCATAGGTAACTATTAATTCATTTCTGCCCCTTAAATCTTTGTATGAAACAATAACATCTGCAGGAGAAGTGATATCGGTAACTACGTTGATAAATGGGTAGGAATCTGAAATAATACCTTCCTCATAAGTATAAACTAAACCCTCTCTAACTAAAATATTAAAATCTGGTTCGGTTTCTTCGGCACTATTCATACCGTTAGAATATAACGTATATCCTCCAGTAGCGTAACCAGTATCCGTATCTAATAAAATATAAGTACCTAAAGTCGCTTCTTTATATCGCTTAACTTTTACGTTACACCACATTGAATTTGTATTATCACTTGGAGTAATAGCCTCAATATACTCCTTAACATATGGAGCAATATTATAAACGTTCTTTCTATTGGTAGCTGAAGCAATAGACTTAGTAAAAGTATAGGTAGGAGTAGATGGTTCACTATCTGGATTATTCCAAATAAACAATTCTACCCTAGAGCCAAGTTGCGAAGCTTCGTTTATTTCAATAAAGTAAGGACTTCTTGCGTAAATTATCATTTTATCTTTAAATTATAATCTATAATTGTATCAATATCTTGCCCAAAGGCTTTTAGTAAATCAATATCTATGTACTTAGAATATCCTTTCTCAAATGGCTTAGTAAAAAATAAACTTGGCTTTAATCCTTTTGCAAAAATGCTTCTAGTAATTATAAAAGCAGTTGATTGATAACTTAAAAACTTACCAGTATCCTTGTCTTTAAATTGTATTCTCTTTTGTTTAACCCACTTCTCAATGCCATTGGTTAAACCTCCAGACTTACCGCTTCCGCTGCCAAATTTAAAAGGACTATTAGGAGCTTTAGCGTTACTAAACTTACCTCTAACCCCTTGGTCTTGGTAAGCTCCGTGTTCGTCCATTATAAAGCCTACAATAGAGTAATTTGCTTCGCTTACTATTTCTCCTTTAATACTATTGTAAAGTGATTTACTTACATTTTTCCCTTGCCTTGTTAAATTTGCTTTAGCTTGAGAAACTACATAATCTCTAAATCTCTTTATAGTAGCTTGAGTTTCTTTTAATTCCATTTAGCAAATTGTCATATCATTAGGAATAATAACGTCAAACGTTAATGTCCATCCAGCTACCTTGTTCTCGAATCTATCCATAAATGGCTCAGCACTTGGAGCAGAAGCAATCTGGATTAAATTAGAAAATAATGTACCTCGCATTAAATCGCTAGTCAATCTTTGTGCTAAAGCTAACTGAGTATTTAAAACGTCTTGCTCATTGTCATTACTATCCCAAATGTCTGTAACAAGTTGCTTACTATCGTCCACTAAATCCATAAATAATATGGAAATATTAAGGGACGTAGTATTTTCGGCTAATTGTGCATTATTAACAATAATATGCGACAAAGGGAAAATTGTTTGTTTGTTTAAGTCTACCTTAAATATGTCTCCAATAGTTACCGTATTAATAAAGTTGGTAGCTTTTAGGTAATCTTTAATCGCATTTACTACGTAATAATATCCGTTCATTTGTTAGCCTTTTTAATTAACTTAATCTCTAAGTCCGCTTTTTGTTTTTCAAATACTAAATATGTCAAGCATTTCCGTAAAGGAAGTTTGGTAACTTCATCAAATCTTCTAACGTCTCCTTTAGCGAGAGCATAGATTGATGAATACCATCCCCACCGCTTTCCGAATTGTGCTTGTTCATCAAATCCTTCATCTGCGGATTCTCCTCCAAATAAGTCAGGGTACTCCGAAGTAATTCGTTCCCTAAATGATAAAAAAAAACCACCGCACCTAACACAACATCTAAAGGAGCGTGCCTCATTACATCCGCATAAGTTATAGAGCCATTATAATCCTCTATACTATATTTGTCTTGCACCTTGTTTTTAATGGGTCTAAATAAGACTGCCATCGCTTTGTGCATTTCTTGCCAATCGGTAATATATGTATCTAAATCCATATACTCACCTTGTGTCATTTCATCCAAATTAGGTATGAACCCAAACTCTACTCCACCCATTTTAAAACGTGGTATAAATGGATGTTTAATTCCAAACATTTTGGCAATAGATGCAGTAATTTCTTTTACATCTTTATGCTTAATATTTGCAATGTCTTTTAAATCAACACCGCAAAAGTATTGCACCATCTTTTGATGCAAGAACTCTGAATCTTCATTACTCTCTGCAATCTTTAGAAATCTTTGGTATTGAGCCAATTTAATTTCTCCTAGATGCGTAGGAATATTTAATTCTAGCTTCATAATGTATAAACGTTATTTGTTGTTTTTTGTATTAGTACACGAAATACTTCCCCGAGTTGGGATTAGATAACTGATAGAAGACGTTGTAACGTATGGCATCGATGGCGTGGTTAAAGTTATCGACCACAAGTCCAGACTTCTTGTCAGAGTATATGTAGTTATTAAGTTCTTTTCCAATGTTCTGAGAGTTAGGTTCTATTACTAATTCATAATCTTGCATAAGTGCTAGACCAGCGGTAATACTACCCGCTCCTTTTTCAGTAGGCACTATATTACATCCTTGCGATTGAAGCTCGGCTATAAGTCTTGGCTCTGCACTATCTGCTACTATCAAACTTTTACCGCATACTCGCTTGTTTATTTGTGCTATTTCGCTTGTAGTTAGCTTTGGTTTGTACAAATGCTCCTTAATATAAATTTTATGCTTATTCTTGTCTATCGCTACCTCTACTAGCGTAGTCGGGTCTATCGAGAATCCAAAGTCTTGACCAAATGAGGTTTGTAAATTATCTGGATTAAATTGACCATAAGACCAATTAGTAAATACTACACCTTCGGCTTTGTCTAACCATCCTCCAAGAATCGTATGCTCGTACTTGCGTTTATTTGTACGTTCTAAGGCTTCGATTTGATTTAGGAATGATTCACTTAGGTAATCAATATTATCCTTGTACGTGGTATGTATGTAAGTCGTATCGCCCTTAGTTAATGATTCTCCAGATTGAACTCCTTTCTCTTCGAAAAAACGATTGTAAATAAAGTGTTCTTTTGTTGTTGGGTTTAAAATTAGGATTACTCGGTTTTGTCTTTGGCTATTACGAATGGAGAAATCTATTTTATCAAAGATATCTTCATCTGTTAGCTCTTCCGCTTCATCTAATATCCAAGTCGTAACACCTTGTAACGATTTAAGATTAGCGGTTTGAGTTCCGCTCGATGTCTTAATACCTCTAAATAAAATCTTTGAATTGGTACGAGTATTTATAATCTCGTCTTTGGTAATGTAGAAATCGGATTCTAATCCAGCCATCTCTATCTTCTCTACAAACTCTGGTATAATTGATATATGAGCCGAAGTTAGAGTATAACGAGTAAATAGTATTACGTGACCTACTTCGTACGTTAGAAGCAAAAGAAAGGAGTTCAAAGCAAATGATTTACCCGAACCCCTTCCTCCAGTTACAACAAAGTACCGGCTTGCGCTTTCAAATAACGGTACATATTTTTTATTTAACTCTATCACTTAAATTTTACAATGTCCTTTATATCAAAGTCATTAATTGTATGCGTAGTGTTTTGGTCTACCACTTGCTTAGGCATACCGAATTGATATTGGAAGAATAACTTAACCGCCCAGTCTTTGTGGTCTTCTAATGCTTGAGCAAGAACCGCAAAAGCTTTAGGCTCTAATGGTGTTAGCTTTTCTACTAACGATTGTTCTTCTGCCTTAGATTTTCTACCAGCTCCTTCTCTTGCTCCTCCTCGTTTATCTATCTTTTCCATATTAAAATTTTATTGCTTTAGCATCCGTATTCTCTCGAATCTTATCTACCTCGTTTTGATTGTTATCGTAATGAGTTCCAATCTCTAAACGCTTTACGGTTTCCCATTTCAAAGCTCCATTTGTAAAGTAAACTCTTGAATGCGGAATCCCTAACTCATCTGCTACTTTATAAACTTCTTCGCTTGCGGTTTCTTGTCTTCTAGTAATGATGTAAACGGTCTTGCCTTCATCCATTAAACGCTTTGCTATGTCTTGCCCTCTTTGAGTGCTTAACGTGTCGTCAAAGTCAAAAGAAACCTTGTTTCCTTGAGCAGCAAGACTACCACTAGAGATAATAGCTACATAAACTTCTTGAGCTTTCTCCTTAGTGTCGTACTGGCATAGACCAGAGCCTATTCGCCATTTCCCATTTGAGCACTTAATTACCGGCATTGTCTTCTTCGAATACGTTATAAACTTGTCTAATTTGTCCAATATAATCTCTCCAACACGAAGCACAAGATGAAGCTTCTAATTTAATGTCAAAGATTCGGTAATATATATCTGTTAATTCCCATTGTACTTTCGGAGTAATGCTATTCTGAGGCTTAGAGAAAAACTCTTTTAAGTATTCATAATCCTCTTGAACTAAGCATTTAGGTTTACGATACGACCATAGCTTATTTAGCTTCTCTTTGCGTTCATCGCATCCACAATCCCAGTCTAATGCTTTAGATAAAAGCTCTACACCTTTCTTAATTCCGGTAACGGTAGTGAATGCTTCAATAGTATCGCCCAATCCTTGAGCGTTAGCAAACGTAGCCTCCTCTTTAGGTTCTACGATAATTCTTTTTTTAATTGGTCTTTTTCCCATTCTTTTAAACGTTGTTTACATTTCTTAATTGTGTTGTACACACTTGTAAAATTAATCTTAGTCTCTCTAGCTATTTTACGCATAGATATTTTATTATTTACCCAAAGCATAAATAGCATTTTATCGTACCAATGCCAAGTATCTATAAACTCTAAATAAGGCTGAGCTAGTTCCTCTGCTATGTCATTACTCTCATCCTCTCGTAAGCTATACTCTATGTCCCTTGTGATTTCTACCTTAGTTACTTTCTTAGAGTGCAAGTCCATCGTAAGACTTCTTAGCGTGTAGTAGAAATAAGCCTCGTTTATCTCTTTGCCGTGAACTTTGATATAAGCCTCTTGAACTACGTCTTCGGCATAATTGACCTCGCCAAACTTTTTAACGATAGAAACCCAATGCTTATGCCTAGAATAAATATGCTCCATTAGAGTAGGTAAATATTTTCGGCTACTAATTTCCAGTAAATCTTATCGTCAATCTTTGGCTTTGTTTCTCCGATTAATTCGCATATCCAAAGTGCAAGCTCTTTAGCTAGATTCTTATTACCAGTAAAGTAATAAGCATTGTTCAAAATTGACTTGGCTCTTTCGTATGGCTTCATCGCTTCTTTGATTCTTGAACTATCATATAGCTCATATAAATAATAAAAGCTATCTCGGCAATTCCTACCCAAATAGCTTGTAAGACTAGTCTATCCATTGAACTTTTTTAATTCTCTATTTAAATACCATATAGCTTTTTCTATATCTTGTTTTTTATTTCCTTTAATTTCACACCTAAGAATATATTTAACTGAATTAGCTAAATTAAAATTAAGGTCAAAGGATTCGATTATATCAATGGCTTCTAATCCATTTGCTCCTTTATAATGTAAAGGATTATTTACTAGGTCAATTTTTTCGTGAGGTTCTACGTAGTTCATTATGATGTTGTTTAAAGTTTGCCGTCTTTCCGAGCTGTCAAAAAGAAAATCAAAGTTTGCTCGCTACGATTATTTTTTTGTAGTCAGGACAGGATTCGAACCTGTAATTAGCTTTATCATACTGAGTGCCATTAGCTGTTATCTCAACCTTGGAGGGTGCTGCGTCTACCATTCCGCCACCTGACTAATTTCTTCGCAAAGTTTAATGAAAAAAAATGATTAAACAAAATTTTTAAGCATTTATTTCATAGGATTTTAGCAAAATGTTCATCTGAGTATTCAAAGTTTCTCTCTTAGTGTCATCTAGTCGAGACATTTGCACTCCGATTTTATAAAAGAATAACATCGCCTCCGCTGCTTCGATGAATTGCTCGGTAACTTTCATCCCTTGCTCTGAGTAATCTCCTCTAGGTAAAAGAATCTCTACTACTTTTTCAAGCTCTTTAAGTTGCTGATTTGTTATCGATTTTACCCTTTGCTTATTCGCTGGGTTTCCTTTCCAGTCATCTTCAATAATATGGATTAATGCTTGGCACATTGTAAAATACGTTAGTGCCTTGTCTTTGTCTTCTTGTGTCATTTGTTTATATTTTTGCCATTAAAAAAATCTGTCCACCATTTATCGTCTTTAAGTGAATGGTAAATAGTAATAGCGTTATCTTTTTCAAATTGTTTTCTCCTTTGTTCGTCAGCCTTTTGCTTTCTTACAATTTTCCTAAGCTTTATGTGTTTCATTTGTATCTCTTATTTAAATAGTCCTTTATTTCCCTTACTCTTAAAAATGCTAATTTTCTTAATGGGTCTATCCCAAATAAGATACGTTCCTTTTGAGCTCTAAGGCACAAATGTAAGTCATCTATATGAATACCATCCTTAAGTATAAATCGCTCGTTAGGTTTAAGCAATTGGGCATCTATCCACTCGATAGCTTTGGTTTGGTTAGTTGTTAGCATATTAAATCTTTTAGTTTACATAAAATCCCTCTACTTGTGTTATTATCTCCACCTTTAACATCCATTCTAGCCTTGCCTTGTTCCACTAATTGCTTAATCTTTTTTCTTAACTGGTCTGTCGATATTATTATAGCCTCATCTTCTGCTACTTTGTAAACGTAATAGTCGCTTTGGCTTGTTGATATTCCGCTTGGTTTACCTCTTGACCAGTATTCGATATAAACGTTTCCAGTTTCTTGCGTTCTTCTATCGCTTTTAACCTCTATTTTTTTACCGCTTACTAACTCGTGAAACCAAGTCTCGCCATTTAAAACACCAAACTCTAAATCGAATTTAAAATCGTTGTTATAAGTCATAGCTTTGTTATTTCAAATTCTATTCTAGGATTCTCTTTGTCTATGAATTTATACATTAGCAAGCGATGGCATAGCCTATCATTTTCTATTACGTTACAATTTTGTAAACAATCAAGAATAATCTTTGCAGAATTGTCAAGGTCAGAGCGATTTGATTGAAAATAAACAAAAATTTCAATCGAAAATTTATCTTTAATAGGCTCGCTTGGTTTTCCTTTTGCTAAAGATAGTAACCATTTAAACTTATTCTCGTACTCTATCAGCTCTTTAGATTTATAAAGTCTATTATTAGCTATTTTATATCCATTAGATTTACTTGGGACTTGTCCTTGAATTATTATCATCAGAATAAAGTTAGCTGGTCTGTGTGTTGTTTAAATCGTTTTTCGCTTGCTTTAAAGTAATCCTCATCTAATTCAAATCCAGTAAACTCAAAACCTAAATCGTAAGCGGCTATTCTAGAGCTTCCGCTACCTAAATGCGTATCTAGGATTTTATCCCCTTGTTTTGCGTAGTTAGTCAATATCCACTTATAAAGTTTGACTGGCTTTTGTGTTGGATGTATTCTATTCTCCTTGTTTTTCATATCTCCTTGAAGCATTCCAGACCACATAAATTTATACTTTCTTACCGCTGATTTAAAAGATGTCCAAGCAAGTTCGCAATCAGCAAAATCTGTTTCTCCGTTGTCTTTATCCCACACTATCCAACAAGAAGAATCAAATGGAATTTTTGAAATAAAATGATTTGCCCCCCAAATTATTTGGTTTTTACTTATTCTTTTAAGTTCATTAAAGTATTCTATTTCTGGAGAATTTTTATCATTTCCAGCAAATGCTTTATAATCTTTTGGTTTAGCTAAGCCTCCGGTTCTTGTTTTATTTTTTGAACCATCCTCCCCTATCCCGTAAGGTGGGTCTACAATTGCTAACTCAAAATAATTATCTGGGTATTGTTTCATACCTTCTATGCAATCCATGTTAAAAACTTCTGATTTTGCTTTCATTATTCAATAGGTTTAATTTCTCCTTCTTCTGTAAGATATGCTTTAAAGTCTGCTAAGTTTTCTACAAACTCCTTATAACATTGAGCTTTACAAGCCATAATAAGTTCATCCTTATCAACAAATTTGTTTACATTACTTGCGTAAATTCTTTGTTTATCCTCTAGGCTAGCCTCATATATGCCAAATTTTACGATGTAATCGTATAGAACGTGTAAACCTCCAGCTATCCATTTCATTTTAATATTACGCTCGTGGCATCTAATCATTTCTTGAGAGTACATATTAGCCGAGTTAATCGCTGCCATCTTTAAATCTGCATCGCTTGGAATTTCTTTAGGTGCTTCTATCTCTTTTACTACCGTTATAGTCTCTTGTCTAGCGTAATCGATGTAAGCTTTCATGATTCGACCAAAGTATTCACAAGAAAAGTTCTCATAGCATTTAGCATCGATTTCTAATTTACCACTTACCGCTAATTCAAAGGCTAGTTTTATCTCTTCTGGTGTTTGGTTTCCAAAATTTGAACGAATGAAATTTAGTAAGACAAACTTTTCTTCTTCGGTAGGCATATTATTTCCTCTAAGACCCACTAAAACCATTGAATAGCGTAACACTTGCTTTAAGTCCTCTTCGTGTCTTAAACGTAAGCTTTGGGTACTCTGTGCTTGCAAGATGATATTAGCGGAAGCGTTACCAGTTTTTAATGGCTTCCATTCTTGCGGCAGATGTTCCAAGTTTTGGTTCGTTGTTTGAATTTCCATTAGTATTAAATTTAGATTTGTTACTCATCCAGGTCTTTACTCTTCTGCTAATATCGAAAAACTTTTCGCATTCCCATCGTTCTTTTCCCTTGCTATTTTTTTCTGTCCAATAGAAATAAAATTTTTCATATTCACCTTCTAACTCTTTAGAGTATGGGTGAAGCATTTCACCAAATGTTATCTTTACTTTACTTTCATTTACTTTACTTTCTTTTTCTTTACTTTCCTTTCCTTTACTTTGTTGAACGGTCGTTGAACGGTCGTTGAGCAATCGTTTCTCGGCTGATGCTTTGCCTGCCAATTTACGTTGTTCTTTCATCCTAAAATAAGGCTCTAAGTAAACTAGCATCTTAGGAGAAAAGAATTTTTGTTCTTCATCTATCTCAAATAACTGATAGTTGCATACTGCTACTCTTACCTTTGCTTCTGATACCCCAAACTCTTCCGCTAAGAGGTCTAAATCCTCTAATGGGTACATTAAGTCTTGTTGTTCCCTTAATGTCTCTAATAGCATAAAATAAATGCCATAACCTTCTGTTCCAAGTTCTTTGCGTAACCGCCTAATTTTGCGGTCGTGCCTTGCATTACAAAAATGCGGGAAATAAAATGCTTCTTTTTCCATTTTTAAAATAAAAAAAGCCAGTCTGCGTAGGAGTGCAAAGCTGGCTTCGGTTTTTTAACCTTTAAATAACCCAAGAACTCCTACCCTCTTGGCTTATTGTTTTGCAATTTAAAACTAATTTCTAGATAGTAAAACTTTTTTTACTTCTTTTTTATTAGAATACTTAGCCGAATAGTAAAGCTTCTTATAATCCTTACTTAGCTCTTTTGCTATGTGTTCTTGCCATTGATTAAATTTATGCTTTTCCATTTTAAGTGTTAAATAAATTTAAAAATTCTCTAAAAAATGGATTATCTTTCATTTCAAATAATTGACATTCGTGATATTTACCCTGAAATAAAACATTTCCTTTATTATCAATAACTTGATAAGTTTCATTTATTAAATGTATAATTTTCATTTTAGTTAGTGTTTATAAGTGCATCTTGCACCGCTTCCCAGTAATCTATGTTATCGCCTAATGTAACTGCTACAAGTAAATCAATGTGTAGAATTGCGGAGGCTATTGCCTCTTCTTTGCTTTTCTTAGTTCTTACTTGAGAGTTCATAAAATGCTTAATAAGCTCGGTGGATTTTTGCTTTGGTGTCATGGCTTATAAGTCTAAGTTAAATTTATCAGCTCTTGCTTCGTGATTTCCTGTGCGCATATAAGCTAACTCCATGCGTACTTCTTGCCAGTAAGCTGAATCAAGTTCGCCATCAGTTCTATCTTGGATTATTTCATAAACGCAGATTAAAGCGGCTTGTCTGCTTAAATCAAAATCCATTGTAAAATCTAGCGTATATCTTCTTATTAGCTGGTCTGCTTTTTCTTTCGGTGTCATATTTTTAAGTTTAGTTCTATAATTAAATTTGTTCTGGTCTTTCAAGACTAAATCCAATGTAGCTATATTCGGTAAATGATAAAACCAAAGGCATTCCGGGAGCAGTTCTGCCATCTTCTGTAAATAGTTCGCAGTCCCAGTTTAAAAATTCTACTTCTACTGGTAGTTCCCTATTGTAATCGTTAGTAATACCCATTACTTTACCCCAGCCATACGCTGAATGAAACACGTGGTCTCCTTTTTTAAATGTTTGCTTGTTCATTATTTTATGTTTAATTCTTCCATTATTAGTTTAATTTCTTCCATTACTTCAGGGTAGTTTACTTTGCCATAAACCGTTTGCTGGATTATAGGTAAGTTCCATTCCCTTGCGCTAAAGGGTTTTATCCCCTTAGCGTTTAAACGGTCAGCGCATAGCTGATATAAATTCATTTTCTTAATACGTTGCATCTTCTAATTCTTTTAAATATGGCTCTGAGCCTATTACTTTATATCCTTGCCTTAATTTATCATCACAATATTTTATATATTCTTGATGAGATGAAAATCTTTCAATTACGCTATGATATCCACCTAAACTATACTTTAAATCTAATCGTAATACTTGAGGATAAATCTCAACTTCTTTAGATTTTTCGCATATAAAAACTAAGCCTTCTGCTAGTCTGTCGCTCATCCAATTATTAAACTTTGATTCTGTTTGGAAGTCATTGTAATAAGTAACCGACCAGTTAGAAGAGTTTTTAAACATGAAATATTTATCTTGCTTATACATATCAGTCTTCTTTAGTTTGAATACAATTATAGATAAAATCAAAATGCCTTGTTTTGGTATCTAGTAATTCATTTGTATCGTACCTTCTATACATAAATCTTTCTCTATCATAAATAATAAAACGATGAGCTTTCATATGTTCTTTTTTTGTTAGGTAAATAATATCTAGTAAATCTTCTTCATTGTAAGACCAGTGGTGTTTTTCTTGATTTTCAATACTTTTAATTTTCCAAGAAACATTTCTAGCTTTAGCTTTTTCTGGATATAGCAAGTTATAGTTTATAATTCTTTGTTTACTTGCTTTTCCAGTTCCTAAATAAAGTCTACGATATTTATCTCTATTTCTTTTTCTTTCTAATTCGACATATTCAAAATCATTTCTTTTTTCAATTTGATTTATCTTTATGTCATTTTTAGCACAAGATTTACATTTATTTAAATGCCCATCTTTCATTTGATTGTGTGTATAAAAATTCGATAACTCCTTTTCAATACCACATTTAAAACATTTTTTCATATATCTTTTTTTACAAAGGTAAATAAAATATTTTAATAAACTACCTTTTTAGAATGGGAGGTCACTTGGAATTTCTGGAGCATTTTGTCTAGGCATATCCGAATCATAAATAACTTTACCATTACCTAGATAAACTTTCGGAGCTTTCGCATCACGTTCTTCTTTGGTTTGTGATACCCAGATAGAGGCATTGTTTCCGTACTGGTCTGGTACATCGTTTAACGAGATAGTAATATTTACCGATTCTTCGTTAGTACGTTTGTTTGTGTAGTGAACTAAGCCTTGTAATTTAGACTTGTTAATTTGAGCATTGATTAATTTTCCCATTGTTATGATAATTGAAGTTTACGTTTTGTTAATAAATTAAGTATGTCTTGGTTGCTACTCATTTTACTTTCGTTAGCAATGAATAGACTAGATAACTCGGATAATGATTTACAATCGTTAATAATAGATTCCCAATCTGTTTGACCATTTTTTTCTGGATATGATTTAGCAACTTTTAAAGGTTGTGATATTGGAATAGAAGCATCCGTATCCTTGTCAGTTACTAAACCAAGCATCGAGCTTAAAGCATAACGTCTAAAATAAGTAACTCCCGACCCATAGCTTTGATATTCGTTCATAGCACCTAACTTTACTAAAGGTATCGGTGTATGGCTCTCGATTTGTTCTCCGCTCTCTACGTGGAAAAGAATAGTCCTAATGCCATCGTTCTCTAGTAGCTGAGTAAAGCAAAGTTTATGCTTTTTAAGTAGCGGATTAATCACGCTAAAGATTTGAGGTAAATCGGCATAAGTGTAGTTATGTCCTTTTGTGTCCTTGTGGATAATCGGGCATTCGTTTTGGAACTCCGATAGTGCTTTAATTAAATTTTTCATTTGAGATAATATTTACAAGTTTAGAATTTGATTTATGGCATTCATTAGATATAATATCTCTTGCTTGCCAAAGCTCTGGATTGTATGACCAAGTCATAGTATAAGTTCCGGACGAGTCTTGGAATTGTGCTTTTAAGATGCTCATTGGTTTAGATGTTTTGAATAAAGTAAATGATATAAAATACTAGGTAAACGAACGTGGAGATTAGAATAGCCTCAGCTATATCGTTCTTGTCGATTTGTTTAAGATGCTCTCTCATTTTGTAAGATTTTAAAGGTTTAAAATAAATTAGTATATCTTGATTCGTATTTTTTCTCTATACTCTTCCAGTATGCTCTACCTTCTTTTGTATTATCAATAGTAATACAAGAAGAAATAACACACGTACTTGAGCAAGTTAATTGGTCGAAGTCTTTTTTGATTTGCTTAATACTTCTTCCAAATTGCTTTTGCTCTTTAGCATAATAAGATAAAATAATTTGATATAAATCTTTATCGTATCTGCTAATAGTCATCAACATTGATAGGGGATATTTCATTTTGATTGTGTTTAGAATTGTTTTGCCTTATTGACACTTCAAAGATACGACTATATTTTAAATAAAAAAATCTTTTTTAAATTTTTTATTAATTATTTCTTTGAAACAAAAATGCCCCTAGATAATATCTAAGGGCATTCAATAAACAATTCTAAACCTATAAAAACTCTATTATGAAAACAAATCCTACAAATCTAAACTATTTTTCCGTCTTTAATCATAATATTAGAGACTTTTGTTTTGCCTTCTACTATATCTACTAAAGCGAATCCTTGATTGTGCTGTGCAAAAGGATAGTATTTAGGGGATAACTGGGTTAAGCAACCTGTACTATACGTATGATAGAACTCCTTAAAACCATTCTTTTTAATAGTGCTAGTGGTTCTATGCACGTGACCTATAATCGTGTTACAAAACGTCTTGTTAAATGTGCTTTGTGATGGGTTCATTCCTCCCGCCATTATCTCGTGTCCGTGAAGTATGAGTAAATCTCCTAGCTCTATCCCTTGCCAATCGGGTACGTAAGTAATAGCTAGCTTATCTAGTCTAAAGAATTGCTCAAATTGCATCTCGTGTAACTGGGCAAATTCTTCGGCTTGTTCGTTAAGGTATCTTTGCCAGCGATTCTCATGGTTACCCATTTTGTAGTATATAGGAATTAATGGGAATATGTCTCTTATCTTTTGTAAGAAGTTTCGCCCCATCTCAATCTCTCTAGCAAAGTCACGTAAATCCTTTTCCTTTTCGTGTCTTGATATAGCGTAGAAGTCAAAAACATCGCCATTAAGAATGAGGCAATCTATTGCTTGCTCTCTTAGATGCTTAATAGCACAAGTTAAAGCCTCTAAAGAGTGATAAGGCACGTGTATATCTGATAGAATACCCACCTTTTTAAAGTCTTCTGTAATACGAAAGCTAGTATATTCTTTGCCTAAGCTCTCTTCGATTCCAAAGTTATCAACCTCGTCTAGGTTAAAGGATTCTATCTTGGCACTTGGTCTAGTTTGTTTCCAATATTCCGACCTTTTCTTAACTGAAATACCCATTCTAGTAAGTGCCTTGTGTAAATTTATTACGTCCTTGTATCCGTAGTTCTCCCAATTCTCACGCTCAAAGTCCGCTCTAGTCATATTAGTAGAATAGAAATGGTCTTTGATTGTCTTAGCTAATTCGCTATTTGATTGCATTTAGTCCAAATTTAAGGTATATCCAAGCAACTAAAGCTAGAAACTCTATAAACAATAGAATAACAACCCAAGTAGGAACTCGGTATTTAATAACTTCTTTGTCTCTATACTCAATCCATTTTACCTGAGAGTTACGATAGTTATTCTCTATCTCGTTTCTCATGGAGTCTATATCGATTTGAGCTTGAATATTGCCACCTACCGAACGAATAATAACCTTGCCTTGTGGTAGTACCAATTTAGAATAAAAGTTGCTTAGAAGCCCACTAGAGTCGCAAGGGTTTACAATGGTTAGAGTATCGTGAATAGCCTTATACTTTTCTACTATTTTCACGCTTTGTATAGTATCGATTCTAACGAGTTCTTTATACTCGGTTAGGGTCTTGTTACCTTTACAAGATATAAACGTAACACAACACAAAAGAATAAGAAATTTGTGCATATTATGAGAAGTAAAGGTTTGCCTCAGCTTGTCTACGTTTTGTAAGTCCTTTTAATACCGAGCCATTAGCTTTATTCCATTTAAGGAACTCATCCGCTATGGTCACGTCTTTAGGGTTAGCGTTTACTTTCTTAATTAATGTAGACTTTTGTAAAGCTCCATTGCCTAAATTATAAGCAAAAGAAGTGAGGGCATCGAAATTCCCTTGAGATATATCGTCACGGCAAAATGAATCAACCGCTTTTTCATAGGATACTAATAAGAATTTAAGGAGTTCTTCAGCTTTTTCTTGAGTAATAGCTGGGTCTGATAATTTAACTTTTTGTCCATTAGGGTAATACGTATTTCCGTAACCAATAGTAGGAATTGAAGCGGGACACAGATAAGGTTTAAGCTTTAATCCCTCAAAATGCTTTATTAGCTCTAGTCCTTTTTGGCTTAACTTCGTTATTTTCATCTAATAAATTTAGTTTGGATTTAAGCGAAGAGTTCTCGCTTTTAAGACTATGTACTTCAGCGGTTAATATGTCAATCTTCTCAGATAGCTCTTTTACTTTGTCGGTCATATCTTGAGCTAATTCCCTCCAGATTTTAATCGCCTCGTTAGTATTAGACAACTCCCCCCCTTGTATTTCAATATTCTCTTTTTTGCGTGTGCTAAAGTACGTTGCTAAAGAAGCTACTAAAGCCGTTAAGATATTTGTGAACCAGTCAGGGAGGGAGTTTAACACCGCTTAGTCTTTTTTAAGTTTATGTAAAATTTGAGCCTTTGCAATGATAGCGAAGTTCTCGTTATCCTTTACAAAGTTTTTAAATGTTTCTTGGTCACTAGAGTCTAAGTCTAGTACCTCGCCTTTGTTTAGTGCTACCGCCCAATCCCAAAACTTCAAGGCATCGCCTTTAGATTGTTGAACAAGTGAGTTAGCTACTAGCTTACCAGCGTTAGCGTTCTCGATGGCTTTACCATCTAAATCTACTAAGTTGAAGTTTAAATCAATTTTCATTCTTTTTGTTGTTTGTTTGCTTATAAACGTAATTTACTAAATTTTGTTTCTAATTAACTCCAAGGTAGCGCGTAAGCCACAATCGGGGGATTAAGAAAATTTTCTATTTGTGAATCAAGGTTTTTTTCAATTGCTTCACAATCCAAACTTTTTTCTAGCCAAGACTCGACCATTTCTTTCGTCACTTCATCGTAAGGAGTGAAGCTCGCTTCGTGTGGTGCATCGACTGATAAAGCTCCGTAAGTGTCAGCCGTGAAGTCTGCATCTTGCTTCTGCGCTCTCCAATGAATTGTAGAAATTACTTTGTCCATTCCGTCAAGGGAAGGGATTGAGTCTAGTTGTGATATGATAAATGAAAAGTTACGCATAAATGTATCTAGTTATGTTCTTTTTAGTTCCGTTTAATCTACTTATTAATGTAGGTCTTTTTAATCCCATCAAATTAGCTAGCTCAGTTGCTGAATCGTAAAATACTCCAGTGTAAGTATCTAGTACAATTCGTTTAATATGATTGCTATTAGCTAGATTATTTTTGTGAGCGTGTATTTGATTTTCTTGATTATTACACCACTCTAAATTCTCTAGTCTATTATCGTGCTTAATTCCGTTAATATGATTGACTTGATTCTTACCTTCTAATTTTGGCAAAAATGCAATAGCTACTAATCTGTGAACTCTATAATTAATGTATTTACCATCAAATAAAAGTCGAACTCTTAAATATCCTTTTTCGCCTTTATTAGGCTTTAAGAATTTATTTTTATTCAGCGAAAAAACCTTTCCGTCTGAATGAATAATATAGTTACCTATTTGTTTTTCCATATACTAATATACGAAATTTAGTCCGTATAAACTGCACAAATATTGTTTCCGCTATTTAAACCGTTAATAATTAAGTTACCACCAGATACCGAAAAGGTAGCAGTTTGATTATTGTAAACGTAAATTTGTGTTGTATTAGTAACTGCGTCACCTTCATTACTAAGTAATACATTCCATTCACCGCCCCTTACTGCACCTCCAGCATCGTAGTTACTTGAAACCATTACTTTATATAAAGTCCTACCAGTTGCTTTAGCTATTGAAGCACCATTACTTACACCTACTCCGCTCCTAATTGCACCGCTTACGTCTAATCTTTGAGATGGATTTGTTTGGTTTACACCTAAGAAACCAGCGCTAGTAATCCGCATACGTTCGGTAAATGAGGCAGTAGCTCCAGCCGTTCCATTTGCAAAATTAGAAAATTGAATAGCACCATCATCTTTTCTCAATAGAATTGCTGCACCATATCCATTATTTTTATACGTCCAATTATTAGAAGTTGAATAATATGTATTAACTCCCAAAAAAGTATAATCTGTATAATTAGCTATTGAAGCATTTGTACCTATATCTAACGCAGTAAAAGCATTCCAAGAGCTTCCAGTCGTTCCGATGCCTACGTTGCCAGATTGCGTAATTCTCATTCTTTCAGTATTATTTGTACCAAAAGAAATTCCACTAGCTGAGTAACCTTGCTTATTCATCAAGGTCATCATATCAGTATTTTGATTAAAATTTAAATAACCAATTTGATAAACATCTGATGTATCTCTTATAGATATTAAAGCCGTTGAGCCATCTACTGATGGATTTTTTATTGTAGTACCTACTGCCGTAACACTACTCGAAAACGTTGCTGCGCCTGTGTCTGCAATCTGTAAAACCGTTGCGCTATTAGCTGAATTTTGAAAGAAATAACCACCAGTATCACCGCCAAAAAATACTCTATTTGCGTTTCTAAAAATAGAAGCTACTTGAAAACTATTAGCTGTTCCAGTTAAATTTATAGCCCCACTAAACGTAGCACTTGTGCCGCTTAAAGCTCCCGTAAGTGTGGCGCCAGTTGCGCTTAATGTACCAGTCGTAGAAAGATTTCCAGCTGAACTTAACTGCATAGTTACATTACCGCCATTAGTCTCGAAATCTAATCCACCTCCGACAGTATAGTTAGCTAAAACTACTTTGTCAGTATGTCCAAAGTATAAACCAGTATTTGGAGTGCCACCGCTTAAAATAATTCTTGTAGCCGTAATAGAACTAGATAAACTTACTGAAGTTCCGCTTAATGCTCCCGTTAAAGTTCCACCAGTTAAAGGAAGATAAGAGCTTAATTGTGAAGTAAGAGCAAGCGTTCCATCTGAACTAGGTAAAGTTAAAAGTGGATTAAATCCAGTCGCGTATAAAAAGCTAAAACCTCTAGTTGTACTCGCAACAGTTCCTACTAATACATTGAAGGTATCATCCGACGTATAAATAGTTGTATTGCCTCCAAAACTAACAGAACCAGAACCAGTGTTTTTAATAATAAAAGAACTATTAAATACTGGCTGATTGCTAAAAGTTTTTACTCCAGCTATCGTCTGCGTTCCAGTCAATTTAACTACCGCAGAATCTAGCGCATAAGTGCTATTATCGTAGCTGATTGTACTTCCGCTAGCCTTAACAAATCCAGTTCCGTTTAATTGAGCTTGTGGAGTGTACCCTAAAACAGTTACAATGCTTTTATTTTTCCAAAGGCTAGTTGAAGATTCGTAAAACAAACCATCGTTATTAGCTTTTGAAGTAATTAAAACATCGTGAATTTCATCAAGTTCATAACCATTTTGAATCTTAACCTCAATTTGTCCTTGAGTAGGATGTGAACGAGTTACAACTCCGATATAAACTAAGTGAGCTGGTGCAACTTGCTTTGTAGTCGTATAAGTTCCTGCCGTTGTAGATGAAAGATATAATTGAACTCCTTCGCTAATTGCTGAAGTATCTAAACCTACAATATCGCCTGTACAAACGACATACCCATTAGCATTATTTGCAATATCAGCTTGACATAAACCAAATGTTTGAGCCGATGTAGAATCGCCCGTAGCTAATGCTTTTGAAACCGTTGGCTTATTCCCAGTCGCTCCCGAAATATAAACGATTGTTCCCTTTGTTAATGTAGCTCCCGTTGTATTTCTAACCTCACGGACTAAAGTACCAGCTTGTCCTGCAATTGGAAAAGTTACAGGAGTTCCTGCTCCATTAAGATATTGAGTAGAATCGCCAGTCGGATTATTAAACTTAGCATTTAAAGCATTTTGTAAATCAGTTTGTGAGCTTAATGTACCTGTAATTGCTCCCCAAACTGCGCTTGAATCCTTTATTTCTATGTAAGCTGAACCAGACCATCTATAAATTAAATTTGTGTCTAAAACGACATAAATCTTACCTGTTTCTCCAGTCGAAGGAAGTGCTGAATATGTAGCAACCTCCACTACATCATCAACATAGCTAGGTAGCTGACTAGATGGAACTTTACCACCTACTAAATCAGCCTTTAAACCTAGAGCCGTGTTAAGGTCAGTTTGAGAAGAAAGAGTTCCACTAATCTCACCCCAATTAACTCCAAAGTTACCCGTTAAGGAATTGATATTAATCTCAACAACCGTAGGAGTGACATTCAATGTTATGTCCTCTCTATTGTCTATTATATTGACATCGATAATCTCGTCCGTAGGTTGAGACGTAATCTCGATTAAATTAGTAGTTTCTGTTACTATGATGTCTATAATATCTTCCATTATTAGCGAGTTACTTCTGGTGTTACATTAAATCCTCCTTTTACATACGTTCTTACTTCTCCACTAGCTAAAGTGAATTGAATGTCATAAACATAATTGTAAACTTCAATGTCAATAATCTGAGCATTAATCTTAAATTGCCCTAATGAAGCATTCGTAATTGTGATGCCTGCACTAGATACGGAAGTTAAAGTAAGAGCTGAACTTACATCTGAATAGCACTTTCTAAGTTGCATTTTGATAACTGAACCGGTTAAGTTAATAGCTGTGCCATTCTTTTTAACCTCGAAAGCTACTTCACTAAATGTATCGCCTTTTGTGTGCGTGAAATTAAGAGCCATTTTCTATTTTATTAAGGTAAACCTTTAGTTTTTTAATATTAGTCGCTTTAGGAGCATACTTGCCTCTACAAGTACCAGCCTGCACTAAAGGAGCTTTTGTCTGGGTACATATCCGCATTAGAATTTGTGTTATATTCGGGATAAGAAGATTGATTAAAACTCATGTAATCTACAAAACGTCTTGTGTAGTGTTCAGCTATCGAACGTTCCTTTTCTACTAAGAAATCTACTTCGCTTTTATCTACGTTTGTGCTATTCTCACTATTGTGCTTAAATACTCCTTTATTAGCAATTGTGTACGCTGCGAATGGTAAAAACTCTACCATAGACCAATGGATAACCATAGGCTTGATATACACGTTTAAAAGCATCATGTAAGAGCTATTTAAGTTAGCGTTTACGATACCATCGTTAATCTTATTGAATAGTTTAGTTCCTAGATAACCTTGAATATGAGTATCTTGAGCAACTTTAACCCATTGAATAAACTTATCTACGTCTACATTACCATTTACGGCTGTAAATTTTACAATGTCATCCCTAGAAACAAAAAGAGCTTGAGCCATTTTTTTTAATTATTAAATTACATATCATGAGGCGCAATGTACGCTCTCTTGTCTACCGTTGGTAATATTTCTCCCGCCTTACGTGCTTGAGCTGGTGTAATCTCTACCGCACCTTTTTTGCGTGGGTCTGTAAATCTTCTATAAGTCTCTCTTGTCCAAAAATGTCTACAAGTACCAAACTTATAAGCATCGCTTAATTTACCGCCTCCCTTCCATAGGAAAATATCATATGGAGCATTAGGATTAGGGCTCATTCCGAAACCAGGATTAACGTTCTTTGAGCTCATTTTATCTATATCTTCTTTACGATATAGCTTATTCATTTGCATCATTTTTTTGCAAAATTCACGCTCAGGATTAGAATTGCCACTATAACGATAACGGCTCATAAATAACTTACCATCCATTGAAGATTTCAAATCTGGTCTAGCTACACCAGTTGAAACACTTGCGAAATTCCAAATTTTAGAAAATACTGATTTTTTAGGATTATTTAATAATTCTAATTCAGCATCTAACTTTTGTTCCTCTTCTAAGCTCTCAACTACTCTTGAATCAACTAACTCCCACTCTTCTAGGTCAATCTCCTCGCCAAACTCATCTAAACTATCTAAATGAGAAGATAGCTTTACCCCAGTCTCCTCCTCCATTGTGGCCGAATCCATTTTAGGGTTTTGGTCGATAAACTCTAAAGGCTGTAACGTTTTAAAGTAAAGGTTTAAGCTAATAGAGTTAAACGCTAAAATCTTATCGATAGAATCTAACACCGTACCTTGTTTAGGACGAATAACCATATTATCGAATAATATAGAGGCATTCTTTAACTCGTCTGCATTAGAGCTAAATCCATTGTTAGATGGGATACCAAATAATAAACCACTTGTAATAGAGTGACCTAATAGAATTTTACCTCTAGCCTCCTCGCTTAAATATTGGTAGTGAGCCGGAGCATCGTTTAAAGGTACGCTATCAATTGTAGTCTTCTTAGTCTCATCGCTATTGAACGCTACAACTATTTTAGCTCCGTTTGAGCCACTTAATTTACGTTTTACATCCGAAGCTATTAAACCTTGCTTTTCTTCGTCTGGTACTCCATTATTAAAGTTAATAACGCTAGTAGGCGAGAAGCCATTTTGTACGTCATTAATTAAGTAGTCCGCAATCTCTTCTTCTAAAGTCGCATAAGGTAAAGCACCGATATAATCAACATTAGAGTAATACTTTTGTCCTACGCTATAATCACGCACACAAAGAAGCTCTAAAGTCTTATCTCCGTATCCAAAAGCACCAATACGCTTAGGAGGATAATTCTTTGTATCGCTCCAATTGTCTGAGTAATAGTAACCAGTAATCTCTCCTTTCTCGTTGCACTTTTCCGTTCGGATTAATTGAGCTGGGACGTGTTCTACTCTTACTACCGCATTTTTAGCCTTGTTGTAAATTACTTGAAAATATCCTTGACCTAAAAGCTTGTAGTCCGTAATTACGCACTTCAAAACCTCCGGTCTGAATAACATCTTCATTTGAGCGTATTCGTTCGGCTTCTTATTTGAATCGGTAGCATCTAAACCCCTACCATAAATAAGCTTATTAATAGAATTAATAACCGAGTTATTAGTAGTCGAGTTATTATATCTATCAATTAGGTATTTAAAGTATTCGTTGTCATCGCCAAAATTAACCCATGCTTCCTTATTAGACTCGATGGATTGAGGCGGTTTATGCGATTCAAAGTTAAAAACGTGAACGTTACTCATAGAAAATTATATTTTGGTCGTTTTGTACGTATTCGTCTTTATTTACGCTATACGTTCCTATTGTTTGATTCGTGCAAAAAACTTTATCTCTAAATATTAACTCAGAATCTTGCTTAATGGTCATTGTATAAAAATGCCCTTCTTTTAAAGCTAATATTTTACTAAAGGTTAGATAGTAAGATGTTTGAGTACAAGTGATATCGTACTCTACTTCTACGTTGGTAGATTCATTGCGTAAATATAATTTATTCCCCGCATTTCTACGAGTTGGAACAAATCTTACACTTTGAGCCGAATTGGTTTCTCTTAAAACTATCATTTTATTATAAACGTTATTTTATACGTTTTGTTTTTTAAACGAAAAAGGGGAAGACATCTGCTCCCCCAATTTCAAACCTCAAACAACAAAATCCTAAGACCCAGATGTAACCGTAAAACCGGCTGCAGTCAAAGTAGTAGTTAAGAAGTTAGCAGGTACTGGCTCTTGTCCAGTAAGGACTAAAGTGTAACCGCTTAAATCTCCCATTGCAGCTCCAGTAACGATAGTACCGCCAGATACTTCCATACCGTGCTGAAGTCCGCAATAGAATAAGTTTCCATTGTTATCTTCTACGATAACTTGAGGACGTCCGTAAGACAAAAGCTTAATTTGCTTATGGTCTACAATAGACAATTTTTTTAACGTTAAGTTTAAAGTTTGCTCGAAGAATGTAGTACCATTCTCACGAGAAGAAGTAATAGTTTGCTCGAAAGAACTATTACCTTTTAAGTCGTACTTATATGCTACTGGTGTTCCAGCTACCGCTGAGATTGCATCCGTATTTGTAACATCGTAAGTAACTCCCGTAGCATCGCCCTCGTTAACGAAGTAAACGGCTTTTAATCCACCGTTACTCGTTTTGCAAGGCTCAATTCTGCCTAAAGAAATATCACAAGCCATTTTGTATAATTTAAAAGATTGAAAAATAAGCACCCCGAATTAACGAGGTGCTATTGAAGCTAATTAGTTAGCCGAGTTAGTGATTCCGTAAGTAACGATATCTTCTACCGCACCGTATTGAACACCAGCAGTTAAACGCATAACTACTCTGACATTTTCACTTCCATCCACATCTGCCATGTCAATAACCTTAACAGAAGAAGAATCCATGTCAGCTAATAAGCCAGTTCCGAAGAATAAGTTTTCTTTAGTAGTTGCAATCGCTGTGTTAGAAGCTAAACCATTAGCTACGAAAATCTTAACACCATCAAATGATAAAGAACCATTGTTGTACCATTGAGTTCCCATTGCGTTAGTACCATTAGCACCTAAGCCAGAAGCAGCAAATCCACCCAAAGCACGAACGTAAGCACGAGCAATGTTTTGAGAAACGTAGATATGTAAGCCATCTTGTCCGTAAAGAGCTGCAGGGATTGCATCAACAATCTTACCTAATTCAGCAACTACGTTAGAAGCCGTAACGGTTGTACCCGCAACTTCTTGAGCCGTTGGCAATGAAGCATCTGCAGCTAACAATGTAGCGAAACCATTGAACTCGCCAGCGTTAGCCGTAACACCAGTCCAGATGTTTGTTTCGTTCTTAGCAGCAACCTTCGCAGCTACGTGAGCTACTAAGAAATCAGCGAAAGATTTAGGAAGTACATCGAATGCCGAGTATCCTTGTTCTGCAGAAAGCCAGTCCGAATGAAAGTCTTTTTTGCATAATTGAAGGTTAACTTGAAATTCTTCTGGTTGTAAGATACGCTCGGTTAAAGTAACCGTAGACGTTGCAGAGAAATCACAAGTAGCATCTTTTAAGATAGCATCCGTAGATAATTTCTTAACCACTTCTTTGTATTTGATACCAGGTTTAACCGTGATACCACCCGCATCGATAGTAGGAGAAGATAAAAGGGCTGCAGAGATGATTTGATTTTTAAACTCACCTGCATAAGTTGTAGTAATACTGGTTGTAGTAGCCATTTTTTAATTTGTTAGTTAATTATTTTGAAAAAATTCTGTTAAATACCGCATCTTCAATAGATGAAGTTCTGTTTTTACCTATTTTAAACATTTGCTTTGGAGCGTTTGCTTCCGGATTGTGTGCCAAAGGTTGAGCACCTTCTTCGATAGAAGACATTTCAACTTTTAAAGACTCATTTTCCGCTTTTAATGCTTCATTCTCTTGCTTGATTAATGAGAACTCTTGACGTAATTTGTCAATCTCAGCAAAGAAAGTTTCCTTAGAAACTGATTCTACAATACGCTTAGCCTTTGGAGCTTCAGCTGACATTTCAGGAGCTACAACTTCTTGTGGCATAGGCTCACCAGCTTCCGCTTGAGGATGGTCTCCCTCTGGCATTACTTCTTCTTGAGCTTCTTCCATAATCTCTTTGATTACACCTTCAACTTCTACCACTAGAATAGTTCCATCTTCTAACTTGTACTCGCCTACTGGCATCGGCACAATACCGTCCGCCGTTACGATTCCTACCGAGTAATCCGGCTCAAATGATTCTGCTTCAATAACGGTAATTCCGTCTTCTAGCTTCATTTGTGCAAGCTTAACCTCCATAGAAAGAACAGCTTTAATCTTGTTTAACTTGTTCTTGTATTCCATATATTTATTTATTTGATTAATTAACTTTCTCTTGTAATTACTCTAGGCTCATTTGTATTAATAATTACAGATGAACCTTGTGAAACTAAAGCACCAATTCCTTGATTAATTTCTTCACCTTTACAACAATCTTTAGAGTATGTCCCATCTTCGCATAAGCAAGCTCTTGAAGAATCTTGTGGACTTGTTTTTTTATTCGCCATCTTTTAAAATATTTATGATTTGATTAATTAACTCCTCCTCTTCTAGCTCTTGTAAAGACATCTCTAACTTATCGGCAAAGTATCCCTCGATAGAAAAACCTTTATACTTGCCATCTTTAACTTGCTTCCAAACGTTTTCGTCTTCTATCTTCATAGAAATCATCCAAGTACCTTTAGGTAGTGAGAATCCGTATTGCTTAGATTTGTCCATGTCAGGATTATCAATAATCCAAGACTCGACAACTGTAGCACCATCAAATTTAGCCTTATGCTCAAGCGTTGCGTTTGATTGATTACCATTCTTTAGGAATAATTCGCTCGCTTGCTTTACCGTAGCCTCGCTAAAGAATACGTAGAACTCATCTTTTCCATTCTTACGATAGATTTGCTTGTTAGGAATTAAAGCAGCACCCATAAGGATACGCTTATCTGAATCTACTTCGGCTAAATCCATTTTGTAAGCCTTATTCAATGCGATAAAATTCTCCTCGATAGCCGGTGCATCTACCAAGCTTACCGCATCAATCCCATCTAAATCTTTCTCGATAACTAATTCGACAATTCTAAGCATATCGTATAAACGTTTATATTTATTTTTGTTACATTTTCAAATTATCCAAGACTAGCCGAAGTAACAATATTTCTATTTAGCGCTTGTTGAGTTGTTACATCACTAGCAACTACATAAGCTTTTAATGGTGCTTTATCTCCCCCTAAAGTTTGAGCTAATTGGTTTCCAGTTGCACTTGAATTACCTAATACATTAAATGAAGGAGCTTGAGGAGTAGATGCCATTGATGCGGAAGGTGCTCCTCCTCCTCCACCTCCACCACCTGGTACTTGAACAGATAAAATATCTTGTACATTCTTATAACCAGCTGCTAAAGCTAAACCTGCATTTACTGGAGCTAAAAATGGGCCTACAAAAGGAATTCCTACCGTAGATTCATAGGCTTTTTGAGCTGAATTAATAGTGGATATTGTAGCACTTGCCACAGCTAAAGCTTTTCCGGCACTTGTTTCTTTTCCCAATAAAGCAGCTACATTACCTAAAGTGTCAGCAACGGCTAAAGCAGCTTCTCGTTTTGCATTAGATTCATCTTTAGCAATTTTTTTTCTAGCTTCAGAATTTTGCTTTTCAAAAGCAGTTTTTTCCTCTTCGCTTTTAAAAATAATTTCATTTACTAGATTTTCTCTTTCTGAAATTGCAGCATATCTTGCATCAAAAGACAATTTTTCATTAGTCGCTTTTTCTAAATCTTTATCAGTTATTTTTTTTATTTGACGATTAGATTCATCAATTAAACCTTGTGTTTCTGCTTGCAATGCTAAAAAGTCTTTTTGAGCTTTTTCTATTCTTAATTTTTCTGCTGCATCATCATATTTTTTAACAATATAAGCCTTATCATTTAAATAGGCCGCATCAACTTTACTAAAATCTTTATATCCTGCTTTTTTTAATTTAGCTATATCCTCATTATATTTTACTTCTCTGTTTTTTAATTCTTTATTTTTTTCATCTAATAAAGAAATTTCTGCATCTCTATTAATTTTATCAGCCTCTAATCTTGCTGCTTCAGATTCTTTTTTTATTCTATCTCGTTCTACTTGTGCTTCTTTTGCATCAGCATTAGCTTGGCGATTAAGCATTTTTCTTTGTTTATTTAACTTAATGCCATTTCTAGCACCTTCTGCTTCAGCTTCATTTAAGGCTATTTGAGCATCTCTAACATCTTGAGTTAATTTTTTACCAGCTTCTCCTCCTAAAGTTTTTTGTTTTTCAGTTATAATACGTAAATCTTCTTTAGCAATTCTTACTCGTTCTGCACTTGCATCGTTTTCAGATTTTGTAACCTCATCTAGTGCTTTCTTTTTTGCTTTAATAGAAGCTGTTTCATCTGTCAATATATCTCGAGATTGAACTAATAATTTATTATTTTTAGATTCTTCAACTGCTGCAATTTTTCGTGCTTTATCATTCTTTTGTTGAGCCTTCTCTAATTCATAAAACTTTTTATATGTAGTCGATGTAGCATCACCTAATTGTTTCATAGAAGTTTTAGCTTCTTTTGTAGCATCACTAAAAGATTCCATTGCCCCTGAAAAATCAAGTGTAACAAATTTGTAACCAGCTGCTACTAAATCAATAAATGCGCGACCTAATCCAAAAACTGCATCTTTGGCTTGAGTCATTACTCCTTCTAATCCTGCAAAAATTGCTTTTAATTCTTTACCTCCAGCAACTGAAGATTGAAATGCTTCATATAAGAATTTAAGAGCTACTACTATACCAGTAATTACTAAACCAATTGGATTAGCTACTAACTGATACATTTTAATTAATAGGCCATTACTTGCTTCAGTAGCTCCTTTTAATCCAGGAATGAGCTCATTAGCACCTTTTTTAAGAGCATCTAGTGCGCTTGAATTTCCACCTACCTCAGATAATTTTTGCCCTAATCCTCCAGCTTCATTTTTAGCATCTTTTAGACTATTTTTTAAATCTCCTAAAACTTTTTCAGTATTTCCAGGACTTGTTTTAAGTACAAGTTCAACTACTTTTTGTTCAGCCATTTTATTACTCTTTTAATATGTTCAAATCCTGTTTTAAAATCTTTAGGTAATTCATTTTTACCTTTTGCTATTTCTATTAACTCATTTTGCCCATAATGGTCTAATGAGTTTAATAAATCTAATATTTGCTTTATCATATTGTTCTAAAATCGGTTAGTAATTCAAATTGAACCTCACCACTTGTTAAATCGGTAGTAAATTGATTAATAGTATAACGCTTATCTCTTATAATTACCCTATCATTTACTTTTAAATTAGTTAATAGGCTAATTGGTAACATAGCTTTCACCTTCATAATCCTAGACTTTATGCCAAAAATATTATTAAGGTAATTAGAATAGTAATTATTAAATAATGATTGATTCTCTACGTTACCTGTGTATGTAGATTGTTCAGCTCCGAAGTTTAACGTATAATCTACTGAACTTATTGAAGTATCTTGTCCAAAGATATTAGCTAAAGTTTGTGTAGTCGTAGAAGTTCCATCGTTAAATTTATAAGATGATACAGTCTGAGTAGAGCCAAAATCGTAAAGAATAACTGGTTTAGGAATATAAGGTATAAAACTAGGCTTTAAAGAATATCCTACTTGTAAATTAGTCCCACTAAATTTATTATGAAGCATTGTTTCAAATGGCAATTCTACACTATATTCTTCTCCGTCGTTATTAAGTTCATAGTATAAATCACCATAAGGAACTTTTGAACGTGACATAAATTCAACGTTTAAAAAAGAATCAGCTTGTTGATATTTAAAGTTTACTTTCTTATAAGCTTTTGAGCGTTCAATATCAAATACATCGTTTATAATATATTGAGTTATATCTCGTGTAGTTCCATTTGCATACCATCCCTCTAATTGTTCTATTTTATAAATTCCTAGAGTATCAGAATAGCACGTTAAATTAAATATCTTTAAAATACCACTAAAAAATTCTTCAATGGTCATCTCTGGCATATACTGAGAAATACTCATTGTAGTAGTGGTAGTCTGCGTAGTACTTTGAGTTACCGTTAAATCGGTCATTTTAGTATATGTAGAACCTACCGTTTTACCAGTCTCATAGTAATAAACTGAAGTAAAAGAAATAGCAGCTGTAGAGGCAATATAAAAAGTATAAGACCCAGATTCTCCTAAAGGTACTTCTAAATACATTGGTGAAGTTTGAGTTAAATAACTTTGTGTATTAACTACAACCCCATCTTTATAAACATAAAAGAAAAACTCTTGTGCATTTTGTCCAATACTAGGAACGCTAAAACTAATAGTAATATGTGATTGAGATAAATACTCAGGACTTGTAGGCTTTGTATAAGTAAGCGTATCACTATATATATTGAAAATACCTTGCGTTCCGGTAGTTGAAGTATTTGTTTGAAAGTTTAGCTTATTAGCTACGGTTTTCAATTCAAATAAATCACTATTTTTTAACCATAAGAATGCTCTAGTAAATCTTGAATCACTTAGGAAATCACCTTGAAAAGTTACTCCAAGAGTCGAGGCAATAGCATCAAAAACTTTCTTAATTCTTATAGCTGGGAATAAATCATTATAATATATTGGTGTAGCACTATTAGAGATGTCCCAATTATTAGTCGTTACTCCTCCTCCTCCATATTGCCATACATTCTTTGAAGAAATTAATGGAAACATAACGTCATTACCCGCACCTCCAATAACTCTATTTTTAACTACGTTACCAGTATAGGTAAAATTTAAAGTTGATAAGTCTAAGTCCTTAAGAAATTTACCTCCAAACGAATCTTTTAAAGATACTAAAGCACCAAAGAAAGTAATTTGATAATTATCTATTTGCCCATTCTTATAACTTGCTTTCTCAAGTTGAACTTTACCTTTACGAAATGGAGAATAATCTAACTCTATGAACGCATCCTTTCTCGTTCTAGCATCGAATCCATTATCTACCGAGTTCTCATACCAATGCTTGAAAATTCGGTTGTTATATGGAGTTGCCGGAATAGTAAAAGACTGGCTAAAATCCGTAAAGACTTTAGATATATCGTTTACATTTTGAACGCTTGATGTAACGCTAATAGTTTCATCCGAAAAGAGTTCTATTCTTTGAGGCTCACCACTAGCATCGTCATAAATATAAAGAAGTACGTTAATCATTAAACTACATTATTAATAAGTGAGAAAGCATAATCAAACGTAATTTCGTAATTAATGTTTCTATCCTTTAGGCTAGTCTTTAAATCGGTAGCCGTAGTTTTTACTTCCACCGGCACTCCATCTAAAAGAATCGTCTCGGCAAGAAGTAAGTCTTGAATCAATTCATTATAATTCTCTGGAATCCAACCCGTGTTTAATCGGATGCTTTGGTTTCCGTTAATATTGAAAGATTTTGTTTCCGCTCTATTTACGTTGTAATCTACCGCATCAGGTAATAGCTTAAACGTAGTTCCAATCGTTTGAATGCTATTCGTTTGTGCCTTAAAGAATGTCAAGAATTGCCATCCACCAAAACGATTAATAAACTGGCATACGATAGGATTATACTTAGGCTCACAAATAGGCATAATGTTGATAGTAACGCTTTTGTCTATATATTCTCCGGTAGGCTTCCAATTAATGGTACAAGTGTTACCCTTATCGTACTTAATTGAAGACGTTCTTAATGGCACTTTGTAAAGCTTCGCTCCATCTCTTGTGATAGTGTTTACAACCTCGTTACGACCTCTCAAATCTTTGTATGATATGGTAAGCGTAGCCGGGCTAGAATTATTTGCCCAAACATTAACGTAAGGATAGTCCGTAATTCCCTCCTCGTAGCGATACTCTAGGCTAGTGTTTGCTAATACAAAAATATCGGCGGTAGAGCCTGATTGATTGTAACCACCCGAGTAGTTAGTATATCCTCCGGTTGAATAATAAGTAGTAGTGTCTAGTAAAGTATATGTGCCTAGAGTAGCCTCTTTGTATCGCTTAACTTCTACTAGCGCAAGCATTGAGTCTGTATTGTCGCTAGGTGTAATCGCCTCAATATATTCCTTTACGTAAGGCGCAATATTGTAGACATTCTTTCTATTTGTTGTAGAAGCAATAGATTTAGTAAAAGTATAGGTAGGGTTAGTCGGCTTAGTATCTGGATTATTCCAAATATGAAGCTCAATCTTTGAGCCTAACTGACTTGTCTCGTTTACCTCAATAAAGTAAGGACTTCTAGCGTAGATTATCATTTTCTATTTTCTAATTTATAACTAACAAGCGTGTCTATATCCGCTTTAAATGCTTTAATCAATTCCTTGCCTAAATACCTATCCTTTGCAACCTCAAAAGGTTTAGTAAAGAATAAGCTAGGTCGTATTCCGGTTTGGTAAATACTTCTAGTAATAATAAAAGCCGTAGATTGATAGCTCAAAAACTTACCGCTCTTTTTATCTCTAAATTGTATTCCTTTTTGTCTAACCCACTTGTCTATGCCTTCGGTTAATCCTCCCTTTCTGCCTTTACCACTACCAAATTTAAACGGACTATTAGGAGCTTTTGCACTCTTCGATTTACCTCTAACCCCTTGGTCTTGGTAAGCCCCATAGTCTTCCATAAAGAAGTTAATTAAGGAGTAGTTATCTTCCTTTAATACTTCGCTACTAATGCTATTGTAAAGCTTGCTAGAGACGTTCTTTCCGCCCTTAGTTAGGTTACTTCGTGATTGTTGAATAACGTAGCTCCTAAACTTTTTAATTAAATCGTCTACGTTCTTTAATTCCATTAGCAAATAGTCATATCGTTTGGAGTTATAACGTCAAACGTTAATGTCCATCCAGCCACTTTGTTTTCAAATCTATCGGTAAACGGTTCCGCATTCGGTGCCGATTCGACTTGCACTAGATTAGTAAATAATGAGCCTCTCATTAAGTCGGAACTTAATTTAGAAGCTAAAGCTAGCTGCGTGTTTAAAACATCTTGTTCATTATCATTCCCTACCCATACATCGGTTACCGATTCCTTGCTCTCGTCCACTATATCCATGAATAGAATCGAGATATTTAAAGACGTAGTATTCTCCCCTAGTTGAGCATTGTTTATAATGATATGAGACAAAGGAAAAATCGTTTGTTTGTTCAAGTCCACTTTAAAGATATCCCCAATAGTTACCGTATTAATAAAATCGGTATTTTTTAGGTAATCCTTTATCGTATTTACTACGTAATAATATCCGTTCATTATTTTTGATTTTTAATCATTCTCATTTCTAAATTATTCTTTTGCTTTTCAAAGGTTAAGAACATTAAGCATTGATGTAGGGTAAGTTTTGAAATTTCATCAAATCTTCTAACATCTCCTTGAGAGAGAGCATAGAGAGAGCTATACCATCCCCACCTTTTTCCAAATTGTGCTTGTTCACTATATCCGTTATCTTCGGATTCTCCTCCAAATAGGTCAGCGTACTTTTCAACAATTCGTTGCCTAAATGATAAAAAAAAACCATCGCTCCTAAAACTACATCAAGTGGTGCGTGTTTCATAACATCCGCATAAGTTAGAGAACCTTTGTACTCCTCTATCGTGTATCTATCTCCCATCTTATTAGTAATCGGTCTAAATAACACCGCCATAGCTTTGTGCATCTCGTCCCAATCGGTAATATAGGTGTCTAAATCAACATACTCGCCTTGAGTCATATCGTCTAGGTTAGGAATAAATCCGAACTCCGCTCCCCCTAATTTAAAGCGTGGAATAAACTTATGATTTGTATTAAATAACGTACCTAAATTGCTAGTAATTTCATTTACGTCCTTACGTTTAATACTTGCTACGTCCTTCAAATCAATTCCACAAAATATCTGCACCATCTTTTGATGCAAAAACTCGCTTTCTTCATTTTCCTTAGCAATCTTTAGAAATTTTTGATATTGAGATAGCTTAATTTCTTTGAGTTGCGTAGGAATATTTAATTCTAGCTTCATAATGTATAAACGTTATTTGTTGTTTTTTGTATTAGTAGACGAAATACTTTCCACTATTGGGATTTGAAAGTTGATAGAAGACGTTGTAACGTATGGCATCGATGGCATGGTTAAAGTTATCGACCACAAGTCCGGACTTTTTATCCGAGTAGATGTAGTTATTAAGTTCTTTTCCAATGTTTTGGGAGTTAGGTTCTATGATTAATTCGTAGTCTTGCATAAGTGCTAGACCAGCGGTAATACTACCCGCTCCTTTTTCAGTAGGCACTATATTACATCCTTGCGATTGAAGCTCGGCTATAAGTCTTGGCTCTGCACTATCTGCTACTATCAAACTTT